TGGCAAAAGTAGATTTTTCACAAGTTTCGCAATCTAATGGATTAACCTGTAGAAGAAGTTTAGACGATACACTGTTTGTAATAAAGTATCCAACAGGTGTGATACCTACTTTCATCAACAATGGTACAGTGGTACCATCAGAAATATTAGATCATCAAGATGTATTAGCATTGATGGCAACACCAGAGTGGACTCCAGAAGAACCACCGGAATAATAACAATTAAATAAAGTAAAATGAGTAAAATTACAGATGAACAATTAAGTAAAGTACAGAATCAACAAAAAGAATTAAATGTAATAATAAATGATATTGGAGTTTTAGAAGCGCAAAAACATGGATTGTTGCATCAATTGGGTAGTATAAACCAAGAAGTAGATGCTTTTAAAACTGAACTTGAAGCACAGTATGGTGCTGTTAATATAAATATACAAGACGGTACATATACTAAAATCGAAGAACCGGTTATTGAAAAACCTGTGCTTGAAGAAGGTGTTGGTAATCCATTATAGTCGTGTCTAGTGTTATAAGGAAAATCAGTATAGGTGCTGATTATAAAAACGAGGCAATGCATTATGCTGTTGGTCAACAAGTATATGGAGGACATGAGATATCTGATATATTATTTAATGATGGTGATAACTCATATAATATTTTCATTAGTAAAGAAGATGAAATACTGCCTTGGAAAAAGTTTAATTCTAATATGGCAATATCAGTTGAGTATAACTTAGAATATTAATGAAGAGTTTATATGATTTTATTGTTGAACCTTTAAATAGTAGATACAATAATGAAACAAAAATTGGTGATAAAACTCTTATAACTAACACTAGAATTGAAGATTACAAGTCAGTTAGTAAAGTTGCTATTGTTATCGCTGTTCCAAGTATTTTAAATACAGATATAAAACCAGGTGATATTATTGCTATACATCATAATGTGTTTAGAAGATTTTATGATATAAAAGGAGATGAGAAAAATAGTAGATCATATTTCAAAGATAACATGTATTTTTGTGGTATTGATCAAGTTTATATGCACAAGAAAGATGGAGAATGGGAAAGTTTTATGGATAGATGTTTTGTAAAACCAATTAAAAATAGATCATCTGTAATTAATCGTGTTGAGGAATATTGTATCGGAATAATAAAATATGATAATAAGTCCTTAAATGATCTAGGAATCACAAATGGGATGTTGATAACATTTAAACCAAATCGTGAATTTGAATTTATTATAGAAGATGAACGTTTGTATTGTATGAAATCAAATGATATAGTAATAAAACATGAGTATAAAGGAGACGAAGAAGAATATAATCCGAGCTGGGCACAAAGCCGTTGAGGAATTAATTAAGGTTGCTAAAGAACCTATAGTTGATTCAGATGATGATATTTCTGCTGATAGACTTAAAAACGCTGCAGCTACAAAGAAGTTAGCTATCTTCGATGCTTTTGAAATACTAACACGTATAGAAGAAGAAGATAGAATACTAGAGAATAAACCAAAAGAGGAAAAGAAAGAAGAATCATTTAGAGGCTTTGCCGAAGGAAGAAGTAGATCATGAGTTACGAACAGACTTTATATAAGATAATCCCAGATGTTGTAAATCCTAAAATTCTTAAAAAGAATAATAGGTTTAAGAAATGGGAGTATGGTTATAATAAAGATTACGATTTCATTGTAATAAGTAAAAACGGTACTATTGGAGAAATCTACGAAATACAAAATCTCAGAATTGCTTTACCAGCAGAATCTGAATCGTTTAAACGAAGCGAAAAGAAAGAAGAACAGTATTGGGAACCTCACGAATACGCAAAAGAATTATCAAGGATAAAAAATGTTTTTGATTGGGACAAGTACCCAGAAGAATTTAAAGAAAAATATTATGACTATATAGATGGAGAATTTCAAAGACGTGATGAAGGTTATTGGTTTTATAATAGTGGCACCCCTGTCTATATCACTGGCTCTCATTATATGTATTTACAATGGACTAAAATTGATGTGGGTAAACCCGATTACAGAGAATCCAACCGCCTTTTCTATATTTTTTGGGAAGCTTGTAAAGCTGATAAGAGATGCTATGGTATATGTTATTTAAAGAATAGACGTTCAGGGTTTTCATTTATGGCGTCATCAGAACTTGTTAATCAAGCTACGATAACAAGTGATGGAAGATATGGAGTATTATCTAAGACTGGTAGTGATGCTAAAAAGATGTTTACTGACAAAGTAGTACCAATAAGTGTTAACTACCCATTCTTCTTTAAACCGATTCAAGATGGTATGGATCGACCTAAATCAGAGTTAGCTTACAGAGTTCCAGCATCTAAGTTTACTAGACGTAAGTTAGAAGCAAACGAAAAGATGAAGGAAATAGTAGGTTTGGATACTACTATAGATTGGAAAAATACTGGGGACAATTCTTATGATGGTGAGAAATTAATGTTATTAGCACATGATGAAAGTGGTAAATGGGAGAGACCTGATAACATATTAAATAACTGGAGAGTTACAAAGACTACATTACGATTAGGTAGTAGAATAATCGGTAAATGTATGATGGGAAGTACTTCAAATGCCTTAGATAAAGGAGGCAACAATTTTAAAAAATTATATTATAATTCAGATGTCACACGAAGAAATCGCAATGGCCAAACAAGCTCGGGACTATATTCTTTGTTCATTCCTATGGAATGGTCTTACGAAGGATACATTGATAATTATGGGTTACCTGTATTCACTACACCAGAAGTACCCGTGGCTGGAATTGATGGACATCCCATCGAAATCGGAGTTATAAATCATTGGGAGAATGAAGTTGATGGACTAAAAAGTGATCAAGATAGTTTAAATGAATTATATAGACAATTTCCAAGATCAGAAGCACATGCTTTTAGAGATGAAGCTAAAGAAAGTTTATTTAATCTAGTTAAGATATATGAGCAAATAGATTACAATGATGGTGTTAATAATACTGCTAATATAACAACTGGTAGTTTTCAGTGGGTAGATGGAATAAAAGATACAAGAGTAGTATTTGCACCAAACCAAAACGGTAGATTTAAAATATCATGGGTTCCACCTAAAAATCTTCAAAATCGAGTGATCTTAAAGAATGGTATTAAATATCCTGGAAACGAGCATATTGGAGCTTTTGGTTGTGATAGTTATGATATATCTGGAACTGTAGATGGAAAAGGGTCTAATGGAGCTTTACATGGACTAACTAAATTTAGCATGGAAGATGCTCCGCCTAATCAATTTTTTTTAGAGTATGTGGCGAGACCACAAACCGCAGAAGTGTTTTTTGAAGATGTATTAATGGCATGTGTATTTTATGGAATGCCTATATTATGTGAAAACAACAAACCAAGATTACTTTATCATTTTAAAAGAAGAGGTTATAGAGGATTCTCTATGAATCGTCCTGATAAAGTTTGGAATAAGTTATCAGTTACAGAAAGAGAAATTGGTGGGATACCAAATTCAAGTGAAGATATCAAACAAGCTCACGCAGCGGCTATAGAATCTTATATTGAAAATTATGTAGGTTTAAAAGGAGATACATATGGTGATATGTATTTTCAAAGAACATTAGAAGATTGGTCGCAATTTGATATAAATAAAAGAACAAAGCATGATGCTTCAATAAGTTCGGGGTTAGCGATAATGGCTTGTAATAAAAACAGGTATAAACCAATTGCTGATAGAACGACAAAATATATTGATTTAGGAATTAAGAAATATGATAATAACGGAATTGTTTCAAAAATAATATAATAAATGGTTTATACTAACATTAATAGTTCTTTCCCAGATCAGGTAGTACCTGATGAAGAGAAACAAAGTTTAGATTATGGACTTCAAGTTGCACGAGCAATAGAAGGAGAATGGTTCAGTGGGTACGAAAATGCTAGATTCGCGAATAGTTATGCTAGATTTCATAATTTAAAACTTTATGCAAGAGGAGAACAATCAATTCAAAAATATAAAAATGAATTATCTATAAATGGTGATTTATCATATCTAAACTTAGATTGGAAACCCGTTCCAGTAATTCCTAAATTTGTAGACATACTAGTAAATGGTATGTCTCAAAGAGATTACAAAATAAAATCTTTTGCTCAAGATCCTACCTCAGTTCAAGAAAGAACTAAATATGCTAATAGTATTTTAAATGATATACGTAATAAACAATATATTGATGCTGTTAAAACTAATTTAAATTTAAATATATCAGAAGGACCTAAAGGAGATAATATTCCTAAAACTATAGACGAGTTACCTGTCCATATGCAGTTAGACTATAAACAAAGTATAGAGATTGCGGAAGAAGAGATTATAAATAACGTTTTAGATTCAAATAGACATGATTTAATTAAATCTAGAGTAAATTATGATTTAACTGTTTTAGGAATTGGTGCAACAAAGACAGGATTCAATAGATCAGAGGGTATTACTATTGATTACGTGGATCCTACTAATTTGGTATGGTCTTACACGGAAGATCCAAATTTTGAAGATATATGGTATGTAGGTGAAATTAAAACATTAAGTCTACCTGAATTAAAAAAACAGTTTCCTCATTTAACTAGTGATGAGTTATCTAAAATCCAAAAATATCCTGGAAATAGTAGTTTTGCTAGAGATTGGAATGGTAGAAATAGTGATAATACAATTCAAGTTTTATTTTTCGAATATAAAACATATGCTAATCAAGTTTTTAAAATAAAACAAGGTACGTCGGGGCTAGAGAAAGCAATAGAAAAAAGAGATACATTTAATCCACCTGAAAGCGAAAATTTCAAAAAAGCATTTAGAGCAATAGAAGTTTTATATTCTGGAGCTAAAATAGTAGGGCATGAGACAATGTTACGTTGGGAACTAGCAAGAAACATGACTAGACCAAATGCTGATACTGTTAAAGTTAACATGAGTTATAGTATAGCTGCACCTAGAATGTATAAAGGAAATATAGAATCTACTGTTAGTAGAATAACTAGTTTCGCAGATATGATTCAAATAACACATTTAAAACTCCAACAAGTATTAGCGAGAATGGTACCTGATGGTGTTTACTTAGATGCTGATGGTTTAGCAGAAGTTGATTTAGGAAATGGAACAAACTATAATCCAGCTGAAGCACTAAACATGTATTTTCAAACTGGTAGTATTATAGGTAGATCATTAACTCAAGATGGTGATTTAAATCATGCTAAAATACCAATTCAAGAATTACAATCATCAGGTGGTCAAAATAAAATCAGCGCATTAATTCAAACTTATCAATATTATCTTCAAATGATAAGGGATGTAACCGGATTAAATGAAGCTAGAGATGGGAGTGTTCCAGATCCAGATTCATTAGTTGGATTACAAAAACTAGCAGCAGCTAATTCAAATACCGCAACTAGACATATATTGCAAACCAGTTTATATTTAATATTAAAAACATGTGAAAATATTTCTTTAAGAGTTGCGGATGCTTTATTATTTCCGTTAACTAGGATGGCTTTAGAAGCTAGTATATCAAAATATAATGTAGCCACATTAGATGAATTAAGTTCTTTACGCATACATGATTTTGGAATATTCCTAGAATTGGAACCAGATGAAGAAGAAAAGGCAATGTTAGAGCAAAACATTCAAATGTGCCTTCAACAACAATCTATATACCTAGAAGATGCTATTGATATACGAGAAATTCATAATTTAAAACTAGCTAATCAGGTATTAAAATTAAGGCGAAAAAAGAAACAACAATATGACGAGCAAATACAACTTCAAAACATACAAGCTCAAGCACAGGCTAATTCAGAAGCTGCAGAAAGAGCAGCTATGGCTGAAGTTCAAAAACAACAAGCTATAGCTGAAACAACATTACAAATAGAAAAAGGTAAATCACAATTTGATATACAAAAACTACAACAAGAAGGTCAGATCAAAAAACAATTAATGGAACTAGAGTTTCAATTTAATATGCAATTAACTCAAGCTCAATCTCAAGCTAAAAGAGGTGAAGAAGAATATAAAGAAAAATCTAAAGATGAGAGAACTAGAATACAAGCAACCCAACAAAGTGAACTTATAGATCAAAGGAAAAAGGATCTTGCACCGAAAAATTTTGAATCAGTAAGTAATGATCAGCTAACTGGTAATATAGGATTAGGTCAATTTAATCCTAGATAAACAATAATTATATAATATTTTATTATGGCTACAAAGAAAAAAACAAAGAAAGAAGAAAAACCAGTGAAGAACACAGAAGTAATTAACGAAGTTGAAGAAGTTAAGGAAGATGAAGAAATTAAAGAAGTAAAAAAAGTTGAATTTACAAAGTTTAAAAATAAAGACAACAATGTAACTAAAGTAGATTTATCTCAACCACTTAAAAATAATAAAGAAGATGGGATTTCAGAGCAACAAACAGAGGGAATGGATGAGGAAGAATCTACCGGGATTATATCAGAAGTGGAAGAAGAAATACGGGTACAAGATACAGAACCAACAACAGAAGAAGTAAGTATAATTCAAGAAGTTACAGACGAAGAAACAACTACACAAGAAGTGGTTGAAAAAGAACCAATATTAGAAACAACCCCTTTACCTGAAAATGTAGATAAACTTGTTACTTTCATGCAAGAGACAGGGGGAAATATAGAAGATTATATTAGGTTGAATGCTAATTATGACGATGTAGATAATTTAACATTATTGAAAGAATATTATAAAAATACTAAGTCTCATTTGGATTTAGATGAAATAGAATTCCTAATGGATGATCAATTTTCATTTGATGAAGAAGTAGATGAAGAGCGAGCTATTCGAAAAAAGAAACTCGCATTAAAAGAAGAAGTTGCAAAAGCCAAAAGTTTTTTAACAAACTTAAAAGATAAATACTACGATGAGATCAAGTTGAGATCAGGAGTAACTCAAGAGCAACAAAAAGCCACGGACTTTTTCAATAGATACAATCAAGAACAACAAGTAGTTCAAAAACAACACGATGCATTTATAGATGCTACTAAAAATTATTTTACTGGAGATTTCAAAGGTTTTGAGTTTAACTTAGGTGAAAAAAAATTTAGATATGGCATTAATAATGTAAGTGATGTGGCTGATAACCAATCTAACATTTCTAGTTTATTAGGGAAGTTCCTAGATGACAAAGGAGATGTAGTAGATTATAAGGGCTATCATAAAGCTATATACGCTGCAGATAACGCAGATACAATTGCAAAACATTTTTATGAGCAAGGTCAAGCCGATGCTATAAAAGAGATTACTGCAAAATCTAAAAATATAAGTGATAAACCTAGAGCAAGTTCTCCAGGTAATGTTTATGTTGGTGGATTAAAAGTAAAAGCAATTAGTGGTATAGATAGTTCTAGATTGAAAGTAAAACAAAAATAAATAAACTAAAAACTATAAATTATGCCGTTTACCGCACAGAATGCGGGCTTATTGCCCGCGCCGGATATGATGCTGCAAACCACAAATTATCTTGACTTCACAACTGGAGCTGGGAATGATTTTGGACAGCAGTATTTACCGGAATTATACGAACAAGAAGTCGAGAGATTTGGTAATAGAACCATCTCTGGATTTTTAAGAATGGTCGGGGCTGAAATGCCTATGACATCAGATCAAGTAGTTTGGTCTGAACAAAACAGATTACATATAAGTTATGCTGGATGTACGATGGGAGTTGTAGGTAATGCTGTTATAACTATACCAGCAGCTGCTTTAGGTACTGCAGCTTCTCAGGCTATTAGACCTGGAGCTACTATAGTTGTAACTGAACCTATATCAAATACGAGTGTAACAGCTTTAGTTGATCCAACAATTGCTCAACTACCGGGACAAATTACAGCTTATCCGTATATTGGTGATCCAGCTACAGGTAACTGGCCAGCTGCTTTTGCGCTTGCTACTGTAAACATATTTGTTTATGGATCTGAATTTGTAAAAGGAACAAATACAATGGCTGGTTCAGTTGAACCACAATTCACACAGTTTAACAACAAACCAATTATAATCAAAGATCATTTCGAGATCAATGGATCCGATACTGCTCAGATTGGTTGGGTTGAAGTTGCAACTGAAGATGGTACATCTGGATATCTTTGGTATCTAAAATCTGAATCTGAAACAAGGTTAAGATTTGATGATTACCTAGAGATGGCGATGATAGAAGGCGATCTTGCTGCTGCTGCTGCAGGTATAAATGCTCAAACTTCATACTTTGCTACGGCTGGTACTGGAGCTACAGCTGTTACCGGTGGTACTCAAGGATTGTTTTCTGCTATAAATGCTAGAGGAAATGTTTGGCAAGGTTTCGCAGGTGCTGCTGCACCAGGTTCTGGAGCTTTAGGTGACTTTGATGCTATATTAGCACAATTAGATGCTCAAGGAGCTATTGAAGAAAACATGTTATTCTTAGACAGAGCAACTGCTCTTGACTTTGATGATATGATTGCTGCGCAAGCAGGTGGTGGTTATGCTGCTGCAACTTCAGCTTCTTATGGTCTTTTTGACAATAATGCAGATATGGCATTAAACTTTGGATTTTCTGGGTTTAGAAGAGGTTCTTATGACTTCTATAAAACTGATTGGAAATATCTAAATGATGCTTCTACTCGTGGTATGGCTGCTGATGTTCAAGGTGTTTTAGTACCTGCTGGTACTTCAACCGTTTATGATCAAATACTTGGTCAGAACATTCGTAGACCATTTCTACATGTTAGATATAGGGCCTCACAAACTGATGATAGAAGGTATAAAACCTGGATCACTGGTTCTGTAGGAGGAGCGTATACTGATGGATTTGATGTAATGAGAGTCAATTTCTTATCTGAAAGATGTCTATGTGTTCAAGCTGCGAATAACTTCGTAGAATTCATAGCTTAATTTATTAATCTTTAAAAATAGAAATTATGGCACTTGTAAAAGTAAATACAACGCAAACTGGAGACTTAGCTGCACCGCTAACTACTCCAGTTATAGTAGATATGGATTTTCCTATTAACCCCTCCAATTTTACACATGCTGGAGGTGTGGGAACAAATCATACAACAGTAGATATAGCATGCACAGATTTACCAGGCGCATCGACCGATATTCAAATGGATTTTGGTCACGCTTCAGGAGTTGTAGCTGATCGAATAACTCAAGATCAAATCGTTGAGAATTTGAATAACTTGATGGAAAAAGCTGTAGCTGATCCTTACGCTATTCCAGATTTTTCACAAGCAAGTAGAGAAGCTGGATATTTAGAACCTGAGACAGTATTTACTGTTGAGGATATACAATTCGTGTAGCTTAAAATATGTCTATTGTAGACAAATCAAAGACCCCATTAACTTGGGGTCTTTTTTAACAAATTAATTATTTATATTATATTATATCATGGAAAAAGAAGAAACAACATGGGAGATAAAAGATAGGTATTACTTTCTTTTAAATGGAATGGCTCCTTTAACATATGTTATGAATTCTAGACACACTAAAAAATCCCCTTTATTATATTTTGATGAAGAGGCAGGTGTGCAAAGAGAATTAAGATACGCAAGTAACCAAGCATCTCCATTTGTAGATGAACAAAAAGGACAAGTGACGTTAGAGCATATAAGATTTGAAGATGGTACTTTAATGGTGCCAAAACAAAAGCAAAACTTACAGAAAATGCTTTCTATGTATCACCCATTATTAAATAGGAGATATGCTGAACATAATGCTATTAAAGTTGCTAAAGATGAATTATTAGATTTAAACATTGAAATTGATGCTTTAAACGCTGCTAAAGCTATTGATATAGATCAAGCCGAAGCAATTCTTAGAGTAGAAATAGGTTCTAGTGTATCTAATTTGAGTTCTAAAGAAATCAAAAGAGATATATTACTTTTTGCTAAGAAAAACCCAAAATTGTTTATTAATCTAGCTAATGACGAAAATGTTGTACTCAGAAATTTTGCTATAAGAGCAACTGAAATGAGTATAATTAAATTAGCTGATGATCAAAGAACTTTTAAATGGGGTAGTAATGGTAGAAAGTTAATGACAGTACCTTTCGATGAAAATCCTTATTCAGCTATGGCTGCATTCTTTAAAACTGATGAAGGTTTAGAAGTTTACAAGTCTATTGAAAAGAAATTTTCATAAAAAGTCTTTATAACATGTAATACTAATAAGGCGGCTTTTACGCCGCCTTTTTTACTATAAAAATATTAATATGGCAATAGATGTAGATACAGTTTATAAAACAGTTTTACTTATACTAAATAAAGAACAAAGAGGTTATTTAACACCTGATGAGTTTAACAAGATAGCCACTCAAGTGCAACTCGAAATATTCGAAAGATATTTTGAAGATCTTAACCAACAATTACGTGTTCCGGAAAATGATAGTGAATTTGGTAATAGGGTAAAAAACATTGAAGAAAAATTAGAACCTTTTTATAGGGATAATATATGCACTGGTGCCAATCCTTTTACTCCACCAACTAATTATAGAATAGGTGGGGTTTTTTATGATAAATATACCAATATAGAAAAAATAAATGTTACTGAACTTTATAAAATTCAAGCGTCTGCATTAACATCACCAACTCACGAATTTCCAGTATATACTGATCAAACTGGTTTAATCTATGTATATCCAGAAGAGATAGTTGACCCTAATCTTGTTACTGTTTCGTATGTTACTAAACCTGAGAATGTTGTTTGGGCATATGATGTAGATCCAACACAAGGATATTTTACATTTACTACAACCGGTTCCCAAGATTTTGAGTTACATGTATCTGAGCAAACTGAGGTGATATTGAATGTATTAATGTACGCTGGTATTGTAATACGTGATCCACAAATAATCCAAAACGCTGCGCAGGAATTACAACAAGATGAAGTAAACGAAAAAAGTTAATAAATTATGGGATTAATTAATCAAACAAACGCGCAATATTACACAGGAACCCAAGTATTACCAGTTAGCACAGCTTATCCTGCTCCTTATAATTTTACTTTTAATATACCTCTAAGTTTAGGGAGTAATATTAACATATGGACACCACCATTACCAACTACTAGCCCACCAGATTATACAGAAACTAACTTTTTTTTAGAAACAAGTCCTACTGTTAATGGGCCGTGGACTATATATGATGGTGTTGATCCAAATACATCGGCTGGTTCAAATGGTTCAGTTGGACCAACTGGTATAGGTGGAGCTTTTGATTTAAACAATAATATAATAACATTTAAATATCCATATCAAAGTCCACCTCAGAATTACTCTGTAGATCCTACTTGGTTTATTAGAGTAAGATTAAAGGAACTTAATTATAATAATTATGCATATGTTACTTTAAATGATATTATAAATAATTTTAAAGTAGGATATGTTGGAAATGGAAAACTAATCCCAAAAGTTGAAAGAACAGATATACTGTTCCATGCAAAAAGAGGTTTACAAGAATTCACTTATGATACATTAAAAAGTATTAAATCTCAAGAATTAACAGTCCCCCCTAGTTTATCTGTGATAATACCGCAAGACTATGTAAATTACGTTCAATGTTCATGGATTGATAGTTCTGGTGTGAAACATATTATATATCCAACTAGGTTAACTATTAATCCAGGTGAAACACCTGTACAAGATTCTAATGGTATCCCAATCCAAGATACAGATGGGAAAAATTTGACCACGCAATCCCCTACTGAAGAACAATGGGCAACAGCTCCTAATCCAAATCTTCAATTATTACAAGAACAAAATTACTATGGAAATATTTATCCATATTTTAACTCTTGGTATGGACAAAGATATGGATTAGATCCAGAAACATCACAAATTAATGGATGGTTTACGATAAACGAAAGAGAAGGTAAGTTTTCTTTTAGTAGCGATTTAGCTGAGAAATTGATTGTACTAGAATACATATCTGATGGATTAGCATATGATGAAGATACTAGAATACCAAAACTAGCTGAAGAAGCTTTATACATGCATATAGCATATAGTATATTAGCTGGAAGAGCTGGTCAACCTGAGTATGTAGTACAAAGATTTAAGAAGGATCGAAGAGCAGCACTTAGAAATGCTAAAATAAGATTATCCAATATAAAAGTAGAAGAGATAATCGAAGTAATGCGAGGTAAATCTAAATGGATTAAACACTAAATTTAATGGCTGAAAGTAAGAATACTTTTCTCAAGTCCAAAATGAATAAGGACTTAGATGACAGATTAATGCCTCCTGGTGAGTATAGAGATGCGCGTAATATATCTATTAGTAGATCTGAAGATGCTGACGTTGGAGCTATTGAAAATGTTTTAGGTAATGAATTGATAAGTAACTTCGCAAATAGTTGTGGTGCAGAAGTTATAGGTAGATATATGGATGTTACTGGTGATAGGATATTTGTGATGTTAACAAACTATACAGATAATTCAGCAACTAAATTAGATAATTTTAGTCCTAGTGGAGCGTTACACTATATATGCTCATACAATGTTATAACTGAAGTGATGGATATACTAGTAGAAGGATATTTTTTGAACTTCTCTAAGACACATCCTATTAATCATATAAATTTAATAGAAGATTTACTTTTCTGGACAGATAACCGAAACCAACCTAGAAAAATAAATGTAGATATTGCCGCGGTTAATGGTTCTTACTATAATACCGAAGATCATATATCAGTTGCTAAATATTATCCTTTTCAACCTATAAAGTTGATGAAGTTAAATACTGAAGACTACCCAACTAATGTCTTAGAGAGTACAATGAAAAATCGTACTGATAAATATCTTTATAATATTACACAAACTTTTGTAGAAATTTCAGATCCACAACCAGGTACACCTATTGCTACTAATACATATGACATAGTAAAGATGCCAGTTGGCCATCATGCTAATGTATTTACTAATACTACATCTACAAGTGGAACAGGATTAGCAGTTGATATTTTTGTAAAAGAAAATCCAAATGACGACACTCAATCATTCATCTCAAGTGCTGTTATAAGTTTTCCTGGTAATACACCATATATTAATAATGATTTATTAACAATATTAAATATCGATGGCTCAATACCTGATCTGGTAACTTACTTTCCGTGTCAAATAGAATATAAAGAAGGTGCTCATAACCCTACAAATAATCCAAATTACAATGAAGACTGGCCCGGGGACCCTAATTTTTTAAAAGATAAATTCGCTAGATTTAGTTATAGATTTAAATTTGAAGATAACGAATATTCTTTAATGGCACCTTTTACACAACAAGCATTTATCCCAAAGCAGGATGGTTATTTTATGGAAGGTGACGAGGATAAATCTTACAAAAGTACTGAAGTAGGGTTTTTTAGGAATAGAGTAAACGATATATCACTTATGATTCCATCACCTCCTGAGTTTGCTTGGAAAATTACACCAATTTTTACACCTAGTGGACTTGTGATTAAAAAAAGTGTTCATAATGCTCTTAAAGTTAAGGAAATAGATATTTTAATAAAAGAATCTGATGGATTATCTGTAAAAGTTGTTGAAACTATATCCCGCGAAAATTTTGAAGATAATAATAATTTAACATCCCATAATTCTTTTTTTGAATATAACTATAAATCTCAAAAAGCTTACAAAACTTTACCAGAAAAAGACACTATAAGGGTATATGATAAAACCCCTATAAGAGCTGCTACTCAAGAAGTTTCAGGTAATAGAATTATATATGGAAATTATATAAATAAACATACTCCACCACTTACTATAGATTATAATATATTAGCTACTGAAAAAACCGGAGATAGTATCCCTCCATTAGTAGGTCCTAGAGAAGATAGTATAATAGAATATCCAAATCATACATTAAAACAAAATAGAACATACCAAGTTGGTATTATATTATCAGATAGATACGGTAGACAGTCGTCTGTAATATTATCATCACAAGATGCTGATTACTCTTCTTTTTCTCATTTTGCTGGATCTACATTATTTCATAATTATAAAGACGATTTTATAATAGATCCTTCTAACCCCAATCCGTTACTAAGAACATGGCCAGGTGATTCTTTAAAAATATTGTTTAATTCTACAATTACTTCCACTAGAGATATAAATAGTGGTGCTCCAGGTTTATATGATGAACAAACTAATCCCCTTGGGTGGCATTCTTACAAAATAGTTGTTAAACAACAAGAACAAGATTACTATAATATATATTTTCCAGGTATTCTAAATGGTAGTATCTTTGTTACTACTACTGAAACCACAGCAACACCAGCAACACCGAAGGATCCAACGTGTTACATAACATTACAAGGAGATAATATAAATAAAATACCTAGGGATCTTAAAAATGTTGGTCCTGATCAAAAAATATTTAGAACAAATAAACCAACTAAAACAGAAAATCCGCTATGGTATGCTGTTGTTGATGTTATGGGTAATACTAAAGTAGCGCATTTTGATAACTGGGATTCCCCTGAAGCTAAAGCGTTTATTCAAACTAGAAATGTGGAATTAGGTTTAATAGAACCTAAGGAAGTTGAAAATGCTAGTGTTGAACTTTTTCCTAGAGTTGAAAATATTCGCAACATTACAACTGGATACGAAAATAAGCAATTTACACCAGGATTATCAGGTGATGTGGTAACAACTATAGGTACTGGAGTGGATTTGGGATTATATCCATCTACAGGTGCTACGTATCCTAATGAGTTTTATAATCCACAAAGCAATCCTTTGTATGGAGAATTACAAGTTCAAGATTACACTATAGGAGTTAGTGGTGAAGGTGCCAGACAAATTGATGGTGCTGCACCAAAATTACCTATTCTTGCTGTATATGAAACCGAACCGGAATATTCAAGATTAAAACTTTTTTGGGAAACTACATCATCAGGTTTGATTGAACAACTAAATAGTGATATCGAAGAAACTAATGCATTAGGTCTAGACCCTACTAGTTTTGAAAATTGGGAAAATGCATGGGAGATGAGTGACTTGAATTATGAAAATCGACCTCCCTTTGGAGAAGTTGCATATTTGGATTATGATAGTGCTAGTGGTGGATGGTTAAATCCCCCAACAATAGACAATTGCAGAATATCAAATAATTTTTGGGTTTTAGGTCAAAATGGAAACAAGATTACTACTAATATAAGCATATCGATTCATAAGGTTGTAAATGGGAATAGTACAATAATTGTTGATAAATTTGATATACAAGAAGACATATCTAATCCAGGAGAGTTTTTTATATATTTAACAGATTATCATTGGTATTCAGGTAATTCATCTGGACAGAGTGATAATTTTGTTTTTACTTTTGTAGTTACGCACGGAGCTGCCACTGTTGGTTTTACGCAGCCAGGGGTGTTTTTTAGAAATATACCTCCTTTTGCTGGATATTTAGATATAAAGAATATGCCATCCAGTCCAGGTGGACCATCTTGGGTAAACTATGAGGATGACATGTTTTTAGGCTGGCACAATGATATTACTCCAACTACGAGTGTATGGAATTTTCTAATGAATCAAAATGCTATACCAGCACCATGTGGTGAATATTGGTATGATCAATATAATGGACAAAATTGTGGAGGTGCTGGACAGTCACCTATACCACTTACTGGTAATGAAGGTTTATCGGTTTTATGGGCGCAACTTGATGATCCTCTAGCTTTTGGCAACCCCACTGTTGATTTTAGATCTGCTTTTATACATCAAGATGACACATACAGAATACCAGGTGGAAACACTCTAGCTGATCCTGAAGAAAGATGGGTGATTGGTTTACGGACTGTTTATAACGCTAATAATATTCCAATAACTCTTACCGCTTATATAAGAAACACATTGTTTAATTGGTTTTGTTTACCAACATTTAATGGATCATATCTTAATAACTCAGGTGTGCGTGGTGTTTGGGAGGATGACAATTTTCCAAGATTACATGAAGGATTAGAGATTACCGTCATTAACCAAAAACGTATAGAAAGTAATTTTGGCAGCAACAACCCGCAACCGGATAATACTCCATGTACATTTTTCTTTATATCAAGTAATTGGAAAGTTGATCATGGTGTTTTGGATAAAGGAGTTAATGGATCTGAACTCGCAAATGTTACTCCATCAAATCCTTTGGGCCCTTATTATTTTAATACAGACAGTGGTAATATAACTTACCCCTATGCATGGTTACAATCACAAGTTTTAGGAACCGGTCAAGGAGATCCTAATAATCCAGATATTTATATTGACGACTTATTTGAAGTAGAAGTAGAATGGAGAGATGCTACTGGTGGTGGTGGTGGTTTATCAACTACTGCAACATTTTATTGCAGATTCGTGGAAACTGAATTTGTAGAAGAAAAACCTTACTACGTTTAAAAATAAGAAATAATTAGTTATGGCATACACAATGGAAGTGCAATATTACAACGCTTTTTGGTTAAAAAAAGTAGTAGAAAAAGGTAATATTTCCGCAGGATGGCCTGGTTTACCGTGGGATCCTCCGGGTTATCCAAAATTTCCATTTGGAGATCTTGTAACTCCTGGAGAGTTTGCCCCACCAGGAAGTCAAGATGGTACTGCACAAACCTGGTTTATTGAAGAAATGCAAATAAAAGGTGGATTTAATAATACAGCTCTAGATTTAGGTGTAAAAGCTTATATAGTAGAAGAAGATATTAATCAACAACAATTAGATAGTGGATTAATTTACTCTGGAATTTATAATGCTAGAACTGGGATTAACCAAACTAATGTATTTTCTGTTGGTGAATCAATTACAAAATCATTAAATCCAGCTTATGGTTCTATACAAAAATTACATGCTTCAGAAAGTGATTTAATAATATTCCAAGAGAATAAAGTTAGCAATGCACAGATAGATAAAAATGCTATATATTCAGCTGATGGTTCGCCGATGAAAACTCAATCTAATGTTGTTATAGGACAAGTATTTCCATTTTTAGGTGAATATGGTATTAGTAAAAATCCAGAAAGCTTTGCAACATTTGGGTATGCTAAATATTTTTCAGATAGATATCGTGGTACTATATGTAGGTTATCACGAGATGGTATTACAGAGATATCTATGTATGGTATGACAGATTACTTTAGAGATACTTTAGCTGGCGTAACAGATAATTGGCAGTTGGTAACTACAGCTACTGGTACTACAGTAACACATTGGGGATATTTTCCATATATAAAACCACAAGAATATTGGATAATACTAAATTTAGATACGGGATATAATTGTTGTGATATAGGAATTGGTGATATTTTATCTTATTCAAATCTTTGTAATGGATGTTGGTGCGTAGACAGTTGGGTCACAACACAGTATTATGTAACAGCAACACAAACCGTACATGGCTTTTGTAAAGTGTATTTAACTGGATTCCCTACAGATTCTCCTTTCGCTGGTCCTAGCCCAATATTTGCTCCAGGTGATCCACTAAATCCAACTTTTCATACCTTATGTGACTCGGGTACTCTAATTAGATTTACAAAAAATGTTAAAAGTAAGATAATTGGGGGATGGGATATACATAATAAAAATTATGTTGTTTCAATACAACAAAATTCAGGTAATTATACAACTGATTTAAATTCATATGATACTGTAACTTTTGATGAAAGAATAAATGGTTGGTCTAGTTTTCATACTTATAAACCTACGTTTGTAGGTAGTCTGAAAAACAAATATTATTCATTTCATAATGGTGGATTGTATGAACATTATTATGAACTACCCAGTGATAACAATAGAGGTATGTACTATGGACAACGAGAAGGTTCAAGTATTACTTTTGTTGTTAATCCTCAAGCATCAGTTCTTAAAAATTTCCAAACTGTTAATTATGAAGGTAGTAATGGCTGGCAAGCTGATTATTTTAAATCAGGATTTGAAGGAGCGGATATTTTACCATCTGGTATGAATAAGTCTTTTCAAGATGAAAGTGATGTAGTACAAAGTTATACAGAAGGTGAGTATGTTGATCCTTCTGATGGTATTACATATAGATCTGGTTTTTATAGAAAAGAAAATAGGTATGTAGCTAACTTAGTTAGTGAAAGTGCTCCACGACCTGGTGAGGTAATTATAGGACCAGATGGATTTGGTGGATTTCCAATATCTGGTATAAAAGGTTATTTTGCAACTGTTAAATTAGCAACAGATGCTACTACTAATTTAGGTGGAATGAAAGAATTATTTTCAGTTGGATCTAAATATGTTGTGTCATCACATTAAATTAAATAAAATGGAAGAAGAAATAATTACACAAGAACAAGATATAGTAAAACCTAATGAAGAAATTAGGGATAAGATTTTACAATTTGAAGATATGCTTAGGAATGCAGATAGAGATAAATTTGGTGTATTTGAAGGCAAGGATACTGAATTAATATGTCCTTTAAAACATAGTTTTTCTAATGGTATATATGTAAGAGAGATATCTGTACCAGCTGGTATGTTTGTAGTTGGTAAAATACATAAACATGATCACCCTAATTTCTTATTAAAAGGAGATGTTATAGTAGTAACAGAAGATGGTGTTGAAGAATTATCAGCTCCATTATCTATGATATCAAAAGGTGGTATCAAACGAGCTATATATGCTAAAACAGATTTAATATGGACAACTGTTCACTTAAACCCAACAAATACAGAAGATTTGGATAAATTAGAAGGGGAAATTACAGCAAATAATTACGAAGAATATGAGACTTTTAAAAGCTTAAAAAATGAAGAAATTAAACAACTTAAAACTTAAATTATGTCATATGCATTGATAGTAATGGGTGCAATTGCTGTAACTGGAGCGATTGTACAACAGGTTGGTGCTAATTCAAAGCGTAATGATGAATTAGATCATATGAAGGATATGAATGATCAAATGAATGCCTTATTAGACGCTAGACAGGCTATTCCAAATGTTGGTAGACATTATAAAGATTTAAGTAAGGACTTATCAAATCCATATGCTAATTTAGCTGTAGCAACTCAAGCTGCAGAAATGCAAGCGGAAGAATCTGATATAGCCTTAGCTAATACACTAGATACGTTACGTGCCTCCGGTACATCTGCCGGTGGAGCAACTGCATTAGCTCAAGCAGCATTAAGAAGTAAACAAGGTATTTCTGCTAGTATAGAATCCCAAGAGGTTGCTAATGAGAAACTAAGGGCTGGAGGTGAACAAAGTTTACAAATGGCTAAAATGCAAGAACAACAAAGACTACAAGGTGCGCGTGCTGGGGCTGAACAATGGATGTATTCAGCACAAGAAACAAGGTCAATGGCTGAGATTAACAGGACAGCTGGAATGTTAGATCAATCTAGAGCCCAATCTGCAGAATATTCAGCTCAAGCAAACGCAGCGGCAGCTCAAACAACTCAAGCTGCAACACAAATGGTAGGGGCCGGAATGAAAAGTGGTACAGGTGGTACAGGTGGTACGGTTGATACTAAAACTACTACTGTAAATCCAACATCTGATCCACTACAACAATCAACTACAACACAAGGATATGTACCTAGTTATATGTTACCACCTGAAACTAACCAATGGGGACCTCAATCAGGTGGTTATTGGAATAGTGTAACTGGACAATGGGTATCAACTTAATAATATAAATAATGGGAGCATACGAAGATTACAAAATAATAGTAGATACTAGTGGTAGGAAACTAATTGAAGGTCGGGATAAGATTTTAAATGATATGTCAGCACTTCAGAAGGCTTTAGATAAACAAAGAGCGAAAGATGCTAAAAAACGTAATGAAGAAAATAAAAAGATCCAAGATGATTTTCAAAAGACTTTAAAAAACGTTACTGGAGATGATCTAGAAGATTCTCAAGCAAACGTAGATGCGCTAAATGCGGATCAAGGAATAAAAGCTGGTTTTTATGGTACTATCAAAGATGCTGTTACTGAAGAGAATCAAGCATTGACTGATTTAAACAATAAATATCCAAATGCATCTGAAAGTGAGAAACAAGGTTGGTATGATGATGCTAATATTAGATTAGGTGATCTAACAGAGTTAACTGCTTTTATAAAATTAATTAATGATGATGCGAATGCAGCCCACGAAGAAGGTGCTCGACTACTTGATAATTTGGGTATGCAAAAGATATTAACCGGTATAAACACAGGTGGTGATGTTAAACTTATTAAAACGAGTAGTGGATATGTGATTCAAGCAGGTGAAAATGGTGAATTTACTTTTACAGCAAGACAATTAAAAGAGAAACTAAGTCAAGGTGGTACTTTCTTCAACAGATCAAAAGAGTTAAATCAAAACCCTAAAGCAGGAACGGCCGGATATGCGGTATTTACGTTTTTAAGGGAAAATATTCAAAAGAAGGGTACTGCCTCAGAAGTTGAAGGATTTACAACTAAAAACGCTGATGGTAGCGTGACATATAATAGAGATTTTATTAAACAATTTATGTTGGGTGAAGGTCCTCGTGGAGTAGATTTACTTGAAGAATTTAATAACGATAGAACCGCTGCACAATATTGGGCCACATTATTTGATCCAGATGGTACAGATCCTTATATAGACCCCAAAACACATAAAGGAGATCCAGAAAAACTAAAGAAACTTAAAAGCAAAGTTGTAGATGAATATATGAAAAAATATGCTTTCCTAGCAGAAGAACAAACAGCGGCAGTTGAAGACGAACTTGATGACGATGTTGTTGATGTTAATTTAGATGATGATAAAGATAAAAATATAGGACCTGATGTAATTCCCACTGTTGAAGTGGAAGGAACAGGGAATTTTGAAGAGACACGTGATCTTGCTGATGCTGTAATTGACGGTTCTTCACCACTGCAGTCTCTGGATATTGTACCTGTTAATGAAGCTGAAGAAGGCAAATATTACTATGACAATAACCCGAAATCTAAAACCTATAATGAACATCTTTTATTTAAGAATGGTAAATATGAATTAGTAGAGGATTAACTAATATAAATAGAATATAAATATGCCAATAGCAACAACTTACGAACCACCTGAAAAAGACGTTTCAACAGAAGCAGATGCTCCTGTAGTAAAAGATGAAGGACCATGTGATGATCCTGGTTTAAAATGGTGCGAGGAAGAACAGCAATGTATTCCAACTGGTGATGAGTGTGGGAAGAAGGAAGAGAAAGAGGAAGAAGAGAAACCAGGAACTATATATACAGGTGCTAAAGTTCCAAACCCATATTATCGAGATGAGTACGATGAGGTAGTAGAAGGCGAACTTAAAGATATACCAGCTGACGAGTTAGAAGCAAGACGAAAAGCTGATGGCACATATAAAGCTCCTGATATAGAGGATGTAGAAAAAGAAGAAGTTTCTTTAGATGAAATGTATGAAGATATTTTAGATGAAGAGCCTGATTCAAGTGTTGATAACATAACAGAAATACTTAAACCTAACAGGAAAGTAACAGTTGAAGATTTAGATGCAGAAGCTGAAGAAATTTTTGGAGAAGGAGTTGATGTAGTTGGTATTCCTACTAATATAAAAGAAAGACAAGAATCTATATATAACGATTTTAAAACAAAATCTGAAGAGGTTTTAGGAATGTCTCTTGAAGATATACCTAAAAATGAAAAAGGTGAAATGGTAATCGATGATCCTGAAAAACTTAAATCAGCACAAATTTTACTAGATGAATATAATTTAAATATCCAAGAGTTAAAGAAATTAAATAAAATTGGTAATAAATTAATAAAAGATTACAATAAAAATATTAAGTATAAGAAAAACAAAATAGACAGAGCTAAACAATTAAGCAAGAATAAAGATAAAGCTCAAGTACTTTATTTTGTTAAATTAAGTGAAGAAGAAAAACAACAAAAACAAATTCAAAACAATCAAAATGCATTAACGTGGGAAAAAGAAAATCCTAATGCTGATCCAATAAATAATCCTTGGGTAGGATTAGCGGTGCAGGATACTAAATTAAAAGCTATTTATAACTACAAAGATTTAGAACAAAAATATGTTAAATCTGGGGAATATAATAGTTTAGAAGATTGGGCTGCTAAAATGAATGAGGGATGGGGTTATGATGCAGTTAGTGTTGTGAATCCTCTGGAAGAAATTGTGGTAAAATCAACATCTAATATAATAAGACAAGATGAAATAAACAAAAAAGATAAATCTGTTACTGATAATTATTGGGAAAATTTACTTACAGGTTGGCATAAAGGTAAAGATTTAAATGATGTTAAAGGTCAAAGTTATGAAGAAGATATATCAAAGTGGATTTTTAGAAAGGAAGAAAAACATGCTTATAATTATATAAAACATTTTCTTCCAGATAAATTTAAAATAACTGAAACTACAGCTGGTTTTGATTATTTAGAAATTGAAGCTCCTAACGGTGAAACAGTAGAATTAGGTTTTGATTATCATCCCGATCAAGAAATAACTTTATCAAATGGAAATATTGTAAATGCTTTAGAATATAATAGAAACAAACTTGTTGCTTTTCTAGAACGTAATGCTAGTGATGTTGCACAAATAAGACAATCAAAGAAAAGAATAAGAAAAGCATTAGAGCGTTATGATAAAATTATGTCTACTACTGTTGAGGAAGGTGGTATGAAAGTAAGTGATATTAAGATGTCAGAATTTAGAGAAGCGGCTTCATGGTATTTACGTTATTTACACCTTGATTTTCAAGAACCTGGGTTGATGGAGTGGGATTTTGGTGCACCCACTATACTTGGTGGTAAGCCATCATGGGTTGAACCTCTTGTAAGAGAAATATTAGATAAATATGGTGAAACAGCAGTTGGTTTTAGATATCCTTTGGATCAACCCTGGTATAACGAAGTGTTTGAAGCGGTAGTGGAAAAACAAAAAGAGAAATATCTTGAAGATGCAACAGATGAATTTATTGAAGAGGGTAAATGGTATAGAAAGGAGATTGATATTCAAGGAATATTAAGATTTGCTTCTTCTTATAAAATAAAAAAACAATTACATGATGCTATTGAATGGGCTTTTAAAACTAATGAAGCTCTTCAAAACTTAAAAGATTTTACAGATAAAGGATGTTATTATACTAAACAATTTGAAAAATTCATAAATGCAAATCCAGATACAGCTGATCAAATAGTAGCATATGATGACAATACAGGGGAATATACAAATTTTAAAAATCAAGAGTTCGTATATAAATGGGAGGAATTTGAACCATTTTATGAAATAAACGGTGGGAAATGTCCAAAAATAATATATGATAAAGCTGTTAATGAAGCAAAAGAATATAGACGATTAAAATCTAGAATAGAATACTTAAAACAAAGAACTGAAGCAGCGACAGAAAACATTGATGAGTTAGACGCTAGATGGAAAGCTTTTCAATTAAATTATAATCTTTGGGAAAAAACATATGAAGGATTAGGGTGGGAAACTTTAGATTTAGTTCTTTCTATTGTATACGCTGCAAGTAAAATAGGTAGTTATTTAGATCCTACTCAATTGACATTAAATCATCTATATCCATCGGGGCCTAGAAAAATTGTAACAGAGGTATATAAAGCTTATCGTATTTTCACAGACGAAGATATGGAATTTGAGCAATTTAGAAATACACCAGCTTTTGGTGATATAGAAAATATATGGGATTTTGGAGAATACATGTCTGGTACAGTTGTAACTCAACTCCCATTAATAGTACTAATGATAGCCGCTACAGTAGCAACGGATGGTGCAATCAATCCAGCTGTATGGGCTGCACTTACTGGTTATGGTAAGAAAGATATTGAAATGAACTTACAAAATGATGCACTAAGGGCATCTGGTTTTAAAACATATAGTGAATGGGAGATATTTTGGAAAAGTATAGGTTACGGAGTCGCGGAAGGAGCATTTGCTTATTTAAGTACAGCACCAATACTTCTTCAAGGTAACAAAATATTAAGAGGTATAAAAAATCCTAGACTTAAAGGGGAAGTTTACAAACATAGAGGAGATTTTTTTATACGAAATTTTACTGGAAAAACAGGTGTTGCAGTAATGACCGCTAGTGAAGTTGCTTGTGAAAACGCAACTACAATATGTCAAAACTTAATAGATGGTAGACATCCTTTTGAAAATTTAGGTGAAACAACAGTAGTATCATTAGCATATGGTTTTACCATGAGTGCTTCACCAGTTATTACAGCTACAATCTTAACAAATTTTGCTAGTAGTAGTGAATTACATGCACTTAGGGAGAATATTAATAAAGTTCAAAAAGCTTTAGATGAAAATAAACAACTAGAAGAACAATTAGAGATATTAAAACAACAATATGATGGTCTTAAAATTAAAGATAAACAAAGTATTGGGTATCAAGAATATTTAAATCGAATAAAAGAGATAAAAAAACAGATAGAAAATAATAATAGACTTAGAGAAATGGCTCTTGAAACTATGGGTCAAACACAAACTGAAATTGAGAATAGACTTTATGAAGAAGGTATTAATGAGAATGCTTTAGAATACTATACAGACGCCTTGATAGATGCTCATAACGTTAGACAACTATATAAAGATATAATAACTAATCCAGATCTAGATATAAATCAAAAGAAAGAAAAAGTAAAAGAATTTGAGCTAAGATATCAAAGTATGATGGGATTAATGGAAATGTTTAGAGATAAAAATGGTCCTTTTAATTCTGGGTATGTTGCTTTAGAAGCTTCTAGTATTTTTGATAGAATAAATGGAAAAAAGAGAAAGAGATTAAATGATATAAAAACAAAAGCAAAGCAAAGAATTCGTGATAAAAAAGGTGATAATCATGAAATCACTGATTCAGAAATAAGAGCTGAAGGTATTAAGATTTATAATGAAGAAGAATTTGATGCTCAGGATGTGCGTAATATTAAGCTTGTTGAAATTTTAAATAAAAAAGGATTTAATTTTGATTATAGAAGTGTTAATACTATAGAAGATTTTGTTAATGAAATAACTAAATTTTATGACGATCTAATAGAAGAAGCTTGGAATTATGGTAATGTTGATACAGATAAATTCAAAAGAGAAAAAAAGATATTAGAAGATAGAAGAAATGATGCAATTAGCAGAATAAGCAGTGGTGATTATAATGGTTTCTATGATGACCGATATGATGTTCAATGGGTTGTAAGAGAAAATTCTGTTAAAAATGATAGACCTTATACTACTCTACATGAACCAGCACATAAATTAGCAATCGAGATTTTAAAAGAAAATCCAAGAGCATTTAAGGATTTAAGCACACAGATATTGCAATATGTACAAGAATATCAACCAAAACTTTATACGAAATGGGTTTTTGAACAGGATTTAGGAGATAAGGGTCGAATTAATCATGATGAAGTTATAGCAGCTTTCTTTGAATCGATAGATAAAATTGATTTAAAAAAGATTGATCATTTTGTAAATCAACTAGGTTTATTATGGAATGAAGGTTTAAAAAATGCTACAGACGGGGAATATTGGATGGATTTAGCAGGATCTAATCAAATATTAAAAATATTTACTGATATAGGGGTGAAGTTAAAAAGTGGTGAATTAACTGTAGAAGATATTTATGCCGCAAAAGCAAAAGTTGGTGAAAAACCAACAACACTAACTGTCCCTGATATAGTAGCAACTCAAGAAAGTGTTTATTATTCTTCTGTTAAAGAGGCAGTATCAGCTAAGCAAAAAGCACTTAAGGAAATTCAAGACATAGTAGCTAAAGCTAAATTAGCACAAAATACTACGTCACCTACATACTCTAAAGAACAAGAAGATGAATTAACTGCATTACGGAAAATTGTAAGTGATGCTAATAAAGTTATAAAACCTATTCCTATACAAAAATATAAAAAAGATGAATCAGATAGAGCTCGAAAAGAAAGAGTTAATGAAACTTATGAAGATCACTTAAAAGGTGCAGACGATATTGTAACCACAAGGAATGGCTTACCATATAAGCAAATTTGGGCAGGTTACAGGGATAAAATTATTTCTATAGCTTATAAAAGAAATTTACTCAATACACCTAAATATCAAAACTTAACAAAAAAACAAAGAGAACAAACTATTTATGATGCAGCTTCTATACCATTTATGAAGCATGTAAGAAATTTTGATCATACTAAAAATGATGATTTTGATGGTTGGATAATGGCCTATTTATATAAAAAGATAGTATTAGAAGGCCATAAGTCATTGCCAGTAATAGAAAATTTCTCTAAAACAATAGATGATTTATCAGCAGCAGAAATAGCTGAACTAGTAACTACTCAAGACATAATAGAAGAAATTGACATAGCTACAGCAAAGATAGAAAATATAGTTGAATCTACACTTAGGAAAAAACTAGGTATTAGTAAAGGTGATCCTCTTTATAATGAAGTTTTAGAAACTATAAAAGGAATTTATAAAGCTAAGGATTTACCTGATGTAACTTCTTATGAGTTTAAAAATACCGTAGAAAATATTATTGAAGAAAAACTTAGATTACCTATCCAAAAATTATTAGGTAGAGGTGATAAATATGAACAGTTTTTAAAAGACAATTGGGACGTAGTAAAAGATTTACATATAAGTAAATTAGTTGAACTTGAAAGACTTAAAAAACCTGAAGACAGAATTTTTACAGAGGTTGTTCTTGAAAAAATGTCAGTGGAAGAAACAAGGATAGCGGAAAAAGAAGGTAGATATGTAGTTAAAAGTGAAACAGCTGGTAATACATTGTATATTAAAAAAGATTTTACAAAAGATGATGTAGTAAATTTCTTTTTGCTACGAGGTACTGAGGCAATTAATAAGAAAACTGGTAAACCATACGCAGAATCAACTAAAGGAACAAGGAAAGATGCATTAGCGGGTGGATTAACAGTTGAAATTGGTCTTGATGCTTTTATGCAAATAGCACAAGATCCTGCATTTGTAAATAAATTAAAAGAAAATCAAAAGCTACAAGGATTTAAACCGGTAAGTGATTATATAGCGGCCATAGCTACGCGTATAGAAAGAGATCGTGATGTATACTTTAGTACCACATTTAAAGCTCAACCTAGGGATGTTCAATTAAGAATAGCTCATGTAATAAGTGGTGTTGATTTTCAAGAAAAAGCAAATGAGAGAAGAATACGTGGAGATAAGGATTGGTTTATAAATACGCTGATGCAATCTGTACCTAAAGCTGATTTTGAAAACAGAGCTAAACTAAAAAACATTGGTAAAGAGTTTCAAAGAGAATTTGATAAAGTTACATCTTTGGGTACATGGAAAGATTTTTCTGGTATACAACTAAAAGTATATGAAGAAGAAGCTGAAATAGGTATATTTTCAACATTAGAAGCTATTGCGGCAGATAAAGAAATTGTTATAGAAACTGGTACTACGGCTATTAACACATTAGATAAACTCAATGCCGCAAGAGTACAAATAATAAATTTATTAAATGGATTAATAGAAGATGGTACTTTTACAAAGGAAGAGGTAAATAAGTATATATTACCAGCTTTTACATCACCTGCTAGACTTGGTCAATGGGAGACTACTAATGATGATTTTGGAGCGGAATTAACTGAGAGTGATGTTAAATTACATGGACATGGAAAACGTTTAAGTTTATTTAGAAATGTAGAGGATGGTAGAAGACAACTAGGAATTGAGGAAAGTCTAGGTGATCGTATTAGGGATAGAGTCAATGATTTAAAAAATGAAACAAACCCTGATACTAATAAAAAATATACTGAAAAAGAAGCTATAGAAATAGTAAAGAAAGAATGGAAAGTACCTAGTAAAATAAATTCGCATAAAGAATGGTATACACAAAGATTTACCAAAGCAGATAAAGCTAAATATGGAGTGGAATATTTTGATGAATTACCACTTGAAAAAAGAATTGAATATGTCAGAAATGAAATACAACCAGAAGGTTTAAAAGCTAAAAAAATATTAAAAAAGCTAGTTGAAAAATTAAGGGAAGCTTATGTTAATAATGAGATAGATGAGCAAGGGGCTGCTACAATAACTGAAATAATCTACGGACCAGATGCAATGGATGCACTTGGAAAAATAGCTTCAGATATTAGATACATACCAACAATGACTAGATCAGAAATTATAGATTTATATAAGTTAGATGCTAATGATCCTTTTGTGTTAGAACATACTTTACCAGCTCAGAAAATGAAAAGATATACATATAACTATATAATTAGCGATCCTTCAAAAGTAAATAAAGCTAAAGAAATTTTTGACAAAGAGTTAGAGGTATATAGTTCTGCTATAATTCCGGACGCAGTTGATAAGAATGTTAATTTTACAGGAAAAGAGTTTGATAACAAAGGAACTTATTTAAAAATAGAAACTCCTGGAATTAGAAAACCTGGTACTCACACGTTAGAAGAAGGTACTAGATATAAAGATGATAACATTCCTTTAATAGATATAGATACTGATAAGGTATATTTTGAAGAGGAAGGTTTAATAACTGAATTACAAAACGGAGATGGATTAGATGTATTAAACGCCGTTAACCAAACAGATGCAGATAATACAATTTTTGATCTAGATACTGAAAATAAAAAATTATATGGTTTTGATGCCGATGATGTATTAATAGAAACAGGTGATAAAGTTAGGGTTGTTGGACCTCCTGAGTTAGCGGATCAAGGTTACCCTTTGTCTGATAATAAAGTTGTTATAATAATAGGTCCTAGTGGTGGCTATAAAACTACCAACATGGAGAAGTTAGGTTTAACTGATCAGGGATTTTCACCTATTAATCAAGATTTTTTCGTAGAAAAACTAAAAAAAGAGGCTGGTTTACCTACGGATGAAACTAATTATACTACTAGACAACGTAGTATTAGAGCTAGTATTGGTGCAAAAGCAAAAAAGCTAGCTGACGCTGAATTAGAAAAGCTATCAGATGAAGGTAAAGGATTAACTCTTGATCTCACAGGAGCTTCTACTAAAGCTACTGATAGGAAGATTCAAGATTTAGAAGATAAAGGTTATGATGTATTAATATTGTTTTCAGGAGGATCTTTAGAAAGTAGTTTAGAAGCTAATAGAAAAAGGAAAGAAAGAAGATTAAAAGATTTTATCGTAACTAACAATTGGAATCAAGTAAATGAATCTAAGCAATACTACAAAGATAGATACAAAGATAATTTTGTTGAAATAGATACAGATAAACAAGGAATAGCAGATCCAGTTCCAGCAGAGGTAGAAATAAGAACCAACTCCTTCACTCAAGGATATGTAAAAGCACAACTAGATCCTAAAGCATATGCAGATAAAGCTGCGGAGCTAGAAGAAGCAGGAGCTGATTTTGACTTCTCAGACTTTGATAAACCCAGTGATATTAAAGAAGGAAAAATGGTTGTGGTAGCTAAGAATATAGTAGATAAGCATGGATCTGAAAATGTAAAAGTTATCACAGCTAGGAATGCAGAGGCTGCTCCTTATATAAAATTATTTTTAGCATCAGTAGGGTTAGGTGATGTTGATGTTTTTGGTGTGGGTAGTAGTGATCCACAAGCGAAAGTCGATGTTATTAATGCTTTAATTGCTCAAGATGGTTATAATGAAGTATATTTTGCTGATGACTCAAAACCAAATGTAGATGCAGTCGAAAAAGATTTAACTGAACAAGATATAACACATAGAACACAGCACGTAAAATATAGTAGAACATTAGATAAGGATTTCAATGAGATATTAGAGAGGGTAAGCGGAATCCCATATTACAAAAGATACTCTAGGATAACAGCTCAAGAAGAAGGTAAACGTAAAGGTAAATTTAAATTCTTTATCCCACCATCAGCTGAAGATTTCGTTGGTTTAATGTATCCTAACCTTGGAAAAGGTGAACAAGGTAATAAAGACATGCAATGGTTAAAAGATAATTTACTAGACCCATATGCCAAAGGATATACTGCTCTTAATTTTGATCAAAGTGCATTGTTAAATGATTATAGTACCTTAGTAAAAAAATTAAAAGGTAAAAAAGGTTGGTTTTATAAACATCCTTTAACTCAAAAGGTTTATAAAAACTTTACTAATGAAGAAGTAGCTAGGATATTAGCATGGGATAAACAAGGTATAACTATAGACGGATTATCAAAAACAGATTTAAACGCTATAAGAAAAATTGGTAAAGATAATTTAGAATTAGATGTATTTGCAGGGCAACTTATTGCAATAAACAAAGGTGATGGCTATGCTTATCCTGGTGGAAATTGGAGAACTGGAAATATAACAGGTGATTTAACACATGGATTATCTACTACTAAAAGAAATAAGTATATGCAGCAATTCATACAAAATGCTGATATAATATTCTCCGAAGAAAACTTGAATAAATTAGAAGCTATACATGGAGCAAAGTATAGAGAAGCTTTAGAGAACATGTTAGATCGTATGAAAAGAGGTAGTAACCGACCTCAAAATGCTGGTAGATTAGAAAGACAAATAAATAACTGGGTTAATAATTCTGTTGGTGTTGTTATGTTCTATAATATGAGATCTGCTGTGTTGCAGACTATATCTATGATAAATTATAGTAATTGGAATTTTAACAATCCAGCTAAAATGGCGATTGCATTTGCTAATCAGCCTCGATTTTGGAAAGATTTTATGCATTTATTTAATTCTGATTTCTTAGTTGCGCGTAGAAAGGGTTTAAAGATAAACGTTGCTGAATCAGAAATAGCAGATGCTTTAGATGGTCAATCAAATAAAGCAGCAGCATTTGTAAATTTGTTACTTAGAAAAGGATTTAAACCTACTCAAATAGCTGATAGTTTTGCTATAGCGTTTGGTGGTGCTACTTATTATAGAAATAGAATTAATGATTTAAAGAAGAAAACAAACCCTGATACTAATAAGAAATATACTGAAAGTGAAGCTGAAGTAATTTCTAAAAGAGAATGGAAGGAAATATCGGAGGAAAACCAACAGTCCTCTAGACCAGATAAAATTAGTATGCAACAAGCTAGTGGAGCAGGTAGAGTTATATTAGCTTTCGCAAACACTCCTTTACAGTATAATAGACTGATAAAGAAAGCTACGCAAGATCTTATTAATGGTAGAGGAGATTGGAAACATAACGTATCTAAAATAATATATTACTTATTTGTTCAGAATCTTATATTCAATGCTTTACAACAAGCAATATTTGCTATAGTTAATGATGATGAAATGTCAGATGATGAGAAAGAAAAGTACTATGATATTGCTAACGGAATGTTAGATAGCACTTTAAGAGGTTTAGGTGTTGGAGGAGCTATAGTTTCTACATTGAAAAATGTTGGATTAGATATATATGAACGTTCTCAAAGTGATAGTTGGAAAGGACCTCAGTTTGAGAAATCAGCTTTAAAAATGTTTGATGTTGCTCCTCCTTTAGATATAAAATTAAGTCAACTTACTCAAGCAGCTAGTAATTGGGAGTATAATAAAGACAAACCTGAAGCTAGTAATCCATGGGATATAAATAACCCAATATATGAATCTGTTGCAAAAGTAATTGCAGCTACTACCAATGCACCTTTAAATAGATTATTCCAAAAAATGGAAAACGTTAAAGGAGCTTTAGATGCTAATAATGCATGGTGGAAAAGAGTAGCAATGCTGTTTGGATGGCCAGAATGGCAATTAGAATCTCCTTCAGAACAAAGTATTAGAGTAGAGGAAGATAAGAAAATTAGACTAGAGACGAAAGCTAAAGTTAAACCTAGTTTGTATACTAAAGAAGAACAAGAAAATATCTTAAAGCAGATAGGATACAGTGATGAAGAGATCAAAGCTATGAAAAATGAAGATAGTAGAGTAGCTGCAATATTAAAAGCTCAAAGAGAAAATAATAAAATATATACTCCTTCTGAATATGATGAAAATAGATTTAAATCTAAAGAAGAAAAGAAAAAAGAGGAAATTGAAGAATCATTAAAGTTATATGATGAACCTACAGAACCTAAGAAAAACGATGATTGGAAAATTAAAAAAGTAAATCCCGTAAAAGAATTAGAAAAAAATATCTTTAATCTAAATGCTAACGAGCAACATGATTTATTAATAGAATTAGAAATATTACAAAGACATCCTACTACAGAACCAGAAAGAGTGGAACAAATTGTAAATGAATACAAAAGAAATCCAGATAAAGTTAATAAAGCTTTAAAGAAACTTAGTAAATATAAATCTAGTAAAGAAGGTAAAAGAAAGAAGGAAATTAATGATATGAACAAAGCAGAACAAGTTAATTTGTTATTAAGATTAGGGTTAACAGCAAAACAAATAAGAGCTTTAACATATGAAAGAGATAGAGTAAACAAAATATATGAACTAGAAAATAAATAAAATAGGAACTACAAAAATGGGCACCATACCCAAAGTTCCTGTAACCAGAAAAGGGGATCCAAACGGGTCCCCTTTTTAATTACCTAATTAATGTTATTGTTCCAGATGTTGTTATAAGATCACGGATCTTTAGTTGATACACATACGTACCTATAGGTGATGGATTATCACTATAGTTACCATCCCAACCTTCACTTAAATCTTCTGTCTTAAATACCATTTGTCCCCAACGGTTGTAGATCTCAAAACTCAACCCACCTATACCTTGATCTTTAAAATGAAAATTACCAAATACATAAAACACATCATTTATATTATCTCCATCTGGAGTAAAGACTGTTGGTATATATATAGTCATTGGTTTATCAACAGTGATGGTATTAGATATTGAAACTACTTCTATAGGAATTGTATCATTACCTAAACAAATAGGGTTACTGTAAGCCCTTACTCTATAGTTGTCGTAGATTTGACTATAGTTATTATTAAAAATTAATACTAATAATATTGTTAATAGAGTTTTCATTTTATTTCACAACTCCCACCTGCACAAGCTAGTTCCCCTGATAAATTTGTATTATCACCATTTTCTGAAATATTTAACAAATTAACTTCAGTTAAAGTTTCCATCATTAGATTATATTTTGTCTTACAAATATCTTCAAATGGAGCTTGTTTATAATTACCACCATCATAGGGTAATACTGATAATCCATTATAATGATTACGATTCTCCCACATCCATTCTCCAGCATCCTCCCATTCATTATCTTTAAGTGATATAGTAGCAGATACATTATGTGTGTTACTACCTTTTCTATGACCAGGTACAACCCATTCAGTTGATATTTTCTTAACTCTTTCTAATAAATCAAACGGTGATTCAGTCCTTAAAATAGAACCATTCGGTGCTTTTTGAGGGATAGAAATAACAGCTGTGTCGTGTGCTCGATAATAATCGTCTTCGACTAATTCCGGATGACTTGTTTTTAAATATTGGTAGATAGATTCGTTTTTTCCAACCCTCATTCTACGGACATAAAAATCATTATGCCATGCATGAATACCCGAAGAGGTTCCTAATGCCAGAGATGTCGTCCCTGCAGGCTTCACGGTCGTACATCGGGCTGCCGATTTGACACCGATCAATTTAGCTACTCTCGCGTTCTCTCTTTTAACCATTTTCGCAGCTTTTTCAAGGTCATATCCTAGTACTCTTCCACTAGCAATTCCAGTCATACTGACACCTATCAAAGCATCCTTTTCAGTTGTCTCTTGCCATATCTCCCGTAGGTAATGAAACTCAGTATAACCTGTTTGAAGTGTTCCAATAAATGCAGCTGCCTTAACTCTAGTTTCTAGATCCTCTTGGCTTTCAATATTACTTACATTTACCTCACATAAATTACAAAACTGATACGGTCTTAAAGCTATTTCACAGCATGGATTTGTACCCCAATCTTTATCATTGTTAAGGTAAATACCAGGTTCACCAGATCCACTGAATTGAACTCTCTCCCATAGATCCATAAAGAACTCTTTGGTTACTTTATGTCTCATCAAACAAGCTGAGTTATTAGCTCTACCACGTTGAGCATTTAGTTCCCACCAGTTACCAGCTTTACATGATATCATCTCTGCATCATCTGCACTAAATAAAGAAATTAGTGCGGCTCTGCGAATCCCACCAGTTAAGACAGCGTCTGCTATATAACATATTATATCGTGAGTTTCTAATGTTGTCAGTTGTTCTCCGTCGTCCTTGTTCTCTAACAACCCTTTTATCTTTGTAATACATTCTTTTAATGGATATGGTCCTGGAGCTTTACCTCCGGACGTTACTAATTGTGCTCCTTTAGCACGTATATCTGAATAATCAAATTTTATCTTTGAACTCCTTCTCTCTCCCATATAGGATTTCATAAGTACTTTTATAGCGTCAGCCCAACCTTCTATTGAGTCACCTATTAAATATCTTCTCTTACGTTTAGTATAAGGTTTATTTACGTGTGGTAGTTTTTCTATATGATGTCTCTGGACAGAATATCCAACACCAGTTCCCCCTAATAATAAGAACATTGTTTCTGGAAATGAATCAATATGATCTATTGGTAAGTATGCACAGTTATATATACGATTAGGAGATATCTCAATTGGTTTCCCACCAAATTGTAAACTACGCATCGATGGTAGAACTTTCTTTTCGTATACAAATTTATAATTATCCCTTATTTGATCTTCTAACTT